GTTCAATGAAGCGATAAGTTACTTTAATAAGTACCAAGGTAAGTATAAAGCGGAAGATGGATTTGATCAAAGCGAGAAAGTGGGTCAAGGCGTTTCACAATTTAGTAAAATGCTTAACATCCTGTTTTCAGCCTATGGAGCATTTATACTTAAAACAGTTCGTGATGTGGGCAAAAACAATAACCTTTATATCATAACCCATGGCTCCGATGAAGATTTCAATACTTTGGCCTTACAATATTCTGATGTTATGCAAGATGATTCTTACAAGTGGGTTTGCAACGATTATACGGAATGGGACGCTTCTTACAGGACGTGTTTTACGGATTTCTTCAGATTACTATTGGGAGCTGCGGGTTGTCCGAAGCAACTACTAGATTGGTATGATAAATTCAGCGCTAATTGGAAAATGGTTTATAATAGCAGGATTGGCACTGTTAAATTATATGGCAGCGAAAAAAATTTCTCAGGTGGACCACTCACCATTGTCGTTAATACTATAGGTAATATTGCACTTAGTTTTTCAGTATTTGGGTACAAAGACATAGCTGTTAGCTTCTGGAAAGGAGATGATAGCGGGTGTTTGTGCAAAGATTGTGAAATAACAACAAGAGGTGCTAATTTGTTAAAGTTGACCGGTCATAAGACAAAGCTACACACATATGATGTTGGTGAATTCGCAGGTTATATCATAACTAGTGCTGGTATATTCCCCGATGTTGTCAGACAAACCGCCAAATTCCTGGGTAAAGAATACAGAAATGTTGAACATTTCGGCGAAGTGTTAACTGGTATTAAGACTAGGGTAGCTGTTGTTAAAAATGAGTATCAGAAAAGATTAGGCTCTTTGGCTTTAACAACTTTTTATCATAACTTAACAGTTGGAGATATTGAAATTTTATTCGATTTTCTTAGTAATGCAAGTTTAATTACCTATAATGAACTTAAAGAGTATAAACGTGAAACGTTTATACCAGACTCTAATTAATTTCTTACAATTATTTTTTAACGTGTCAATTTGTTGTTTTTCCAAATTGACCTTTTTGTTTTAAAATCCAACCAGAACTACATTATCAAGTTTTTCAACTTACAATCATAATGTCACATTTAGAGCATATTGCCGAAACATTTTTATTTAAAACATTTAATTTTAATAATAAGGAGTTTTTTGGGTGTATTAACAACTACATACACCGTTACCATGGTGACTTTCTTTTAACTAAGTCACAAGGAGGTTTTTACGGTATCAAAATAGCCAACGCTAGATTAATGAGAAATATAACTGATGATGAATCAATTTATGTTCACCGTATAATTGTAACATCTTGGACTGAATGCGAGAAGATCGTCAAAGGTCTTCATTGCACGTACAAACGTTTTCAATCATGGAATGACGCTGTTGACTATTGTACTAATTAATTTTTCCTCCTTAATTTTTCTCCTACATTCTTTTATTTAACGTGTCAATTCGTGTTATTTGAGTTGACCTTTTAATTTAAATTTAACTTTAAACTTTAATTTAATTATTTAAAATAAATAAATCATGTCCCTTATTGATAAAGCTATGGCTGCCAATTCTAAGAGCGGCAAGCAATGGTTAATTAAGTACTTGCACCCACCCGCAATTTTATCAGCGGCCTATGAAGGTTATCCTGATACGTCTAACACACCGTTAATAAAATGTGAGTGGCGTTTGAATACTGAAATTGACCCGTTCCTCGACAA